AGTTCACGACATCCTAGATGCGTTAGCCTCAAGCGGATTACAACTAACAACCTCCAAAGCAGTCCGTCAAGGAACTAATTGGGTTGACCTACCCGCGCTCGCCTACATCGTGCAACTGCACAAAAACCCCGCATGATTTATTTATCAAAAAATGCAGAGTTCAGAGAAGAAGTTGCTGAACAAACGGATTTCGCCGAAAGGTTCATGGAGGCACTGTTCTCACGAATAGAGAACGGTAGCGAATCTGTCTCGGTAGAAAACATTCTTGATGCGTTATATATCAGCGAAATACAGTTCGTTAAAGCAAAAGTCCGCAACTACAACGGTGAATTAGGTGCATTGGGAAAGATACCCATCCCGTTTCTTGCCTACCTTCACCTCAAATATGGTGAACCCCGTGATTGAAGTCAAATGCAACAAATGCTTGTACACAATCACCCATGACCCGATGAGGCTTAAAGGCTGTAACTGTGACCCTGACGCTCCCCAATGGATCGCAATAGCCCGCGACACACGATTCATGCACGGATCAGACGCACATTTCACTGTGATCCACGAAACTAATGCCTGAGTTAAATGCCAACATCCCACCCATAGAGTGTTTCGTCAGAGGGAACTTTTTGCGGGATCAAATAGATTCACATGACCAGTATTTCCCATGCGTTATCTTTGGTGTCGCAACTCTCCCTGATCGCGCACCAGTGTTCCACTTTCTTATGGAGGACGGCGGAGTGTGGTGGAGGATGCCGATCAGCGCCTTTTGTGTGGAGCCAAATGTCCCCGAAGTAGATATCTATGATCTTGTCCTATGGAACTCGTTCAGCCCGTTCATCGCCGTCACACAGTTTGACCAAATGACGGGAATGAGGATGCGTTACCAAACCCGTCACAAAGAAACCGTGTCAGGTTCATACCTGTTTACCTTGGATTGGCACACCCCTGAAAGCAACTTGATGGATAGCGGATACTCAGAGGTCGCAGGTCAACATAAGTGTGGTCATGTCATTCAACGAGATGACGGCAACTACGCGATACAGCCAAACAATCGGATAACCCTTTTAGACCCGTCTTTCACAACCAAAGTGGATGCGAACCTCATTAAACGCCAGATCGGTACCAGAAAATATGGTGTTGAGAACGCAGACAAATGGATAACCGAGGACAACAACAATTTCAATTACACAATAGATTTTTCTCCTCCTCCGCGACACTAATTTTTTGGCGGCGGGATGAACCGTTCCAAAACTCTGCCCGATTACTGCTATTACAGAGAGGGAGTAAACAATATGCGTACACTCTCAAACAGAACACACACCAAAACAGTCATGTCACAACACACCACAAAAACCTTCTCCCCCACCACCACATTTCTTCCAAACCCAACACCCACAACACAAACACACACTAAACCCCACTCAACACACCACACCAACACACACAAAACAACACCAAAAACAACCCAAAAACCCCGCCACCGTGCGCGAAAGCAAACCCCGCATTTTTCGGCACTACCAGTTGAATCAAGAGTCGGAGTGCAGTAAAGTTTCAGAAATTATGGGCAGACCAACAAAACTCACTCCCGAAAAACACGACAAGATCGTTGAACTCGTTCGCGCAGGAAACTATGTGGACACAGCATCGGCTGTTGCAGGTGTGGCTGAACAAACCTTTTATGTGTGGATGTCTAAGGGTGAAGGCGAGAAGGCTCGTAGCCCTTACAAGGAGTTCCGTGAGGCGATAACGGCTGCAAGAGCAGAAGCGGAAGCCCGAATGGTTTTGGTCGTTCAGAGAGCCGCTAATGACGGCTCATGGCAGGCTGCATCGTGGTATTTGGAGCGTACAAAGCAAGCGAAGTTTGGGAAACAGAATCGTGTTGAGTTAACGGGTGCTGAGGGTGGCGCGGTGAAGGTAGATGTGACCGTGGACGAGTTGGAGCAACGAATTGCCAACCTCCTTGATAAAGCCTGAGGGTAAAAGTTCTAAAGACCTCATCTTCTTCTTTCGCAATGCGAAGGTGGCAGACAGAAAGATTTGGTTGGCAGGGTTAACCGCGTCTGAGCGTCAAACGGTGATGTCGCTCATTGAGTTAATTGCCGAGAATCCGTGGTCGCAGTACATGACCGATCCCGCAGGTTTCATTGAGCAAGGTTTAGGTGAAACAATTTGGTCTAAGCAACGCGAAATCCTTGAATCGGTTCGCGACAACAAACGAACAGCGGTACCTGCATGCCACGCCCCAGGGAAAAGCCATTTGGCAGCACGAATTGTTGCTTGGTGGGCGATGTGTCAACCTGTCGGAACATCCCAAATAGTCACTACAGCAACATCGTTTCGTCAAGTAAGAAACATTCTGTGGTCACACATCAGAAAACTTCATGCGACCCACAACCTCGCGGGAGAGTGCCTTACCGTGGAATGGAAAATGGATAAGAGCGTTGTCGCGTTCGGTTTTGCCCCTGCACAGTACAACGAAACAGCGTTACAGGGAATCCACGCACCTAACCTGCTCGTAGTAGTAGATGAAGCGGGCGGTATCAGCGACACAATTGGCAATGCGTTAGAAGCGCTGATGACAGGAGGCAACACAAGACTGTTACTACTAGGCAACCCGCCCACAGATCAAGAAAATAGTTGGTTTGAACGCGCATGCAACAGCGATTTATACAACACAATCCCAATATCGGCGTATGACACACCTAATTACACAGGTGAAGAGGTAGGAAACTGTACTACATGCCCGAAATCGGTGCCTACACACTCAGTAGCAACACACTTAGTAGATCAAACTTGGGTAAATGATGTCATTAGTGAGTTAGGTGAGAACAGTTCGTTCGTAACAGCGCGTGTAAGAGCAGAGTTCCCTAAAGGCGCAGGCAACAGAGTAATTCCTTCTACTTGGATAGAAGAAGCATCCAACAACCTGAACCCTGCACACGACACACGCATACGCTTAGGCATAGACATCGCCGCAGACGGAGGTGACGAGTTCGTAATCGCGCGAGCAGACGGATACACAGTAAGAATCGTTCACGCAAGTAGCGGAGCAGACAACGCGAACGCTGTACAAGTAGCAAACATCTGTCTCAGGTACATACAGGAAGCCGAAGCCGATGCCCTACAACAAGCAAACACACACATACACACACAAACAGACGAAAGCCTTACAGCACAAGGGAATCCTGAATCACCAGCAGACGAGTCAACTTTACATAAGAGGTATTATGGGCGAACCCAAAGCGAACACCTGTTCGCCCCGCAAACCCATACACCACAAGGGTTTCCCGACACCACACACTTATCCACACCCCCGCAAACCCTTACACAACAAGGGTTTCAAAGCATCAACAGAGGGGTGGGGGGTCGGATTGACCACTCAGAGTGGGGGGCTGGTCACCACACTGTCTCTGTGAAGGTTGATGCTATTGGTTTGGGTTGGGGTGTAGTGGGGTTGTTGGAGGCGTGGGGTCGTGAGGGTTTGCATGGTGCGAGGGTTGTTGGGGTGAATGTGGCGGAGCGGGCTTTTGATGCGGGGAAGTTTAAGAATCAGAGGGCGGAGATGTGGTGGAATGGTCGGGTGTTGGTTCAGCCTGATGTGGATGGTTTTCAGGTGGTGAGGTTGGATGTGGATCGGAAGGTGTTGGGTCAGTTGGGTTCTCCTGATTTTGTGTCGGATTCTTCGGGTCGTATTCAGGTGGTTGGTAAGGGTGAGTTGAGGAAGAAGGGTGCTGGTTCTCCTGATCGTGCTGAGGCGGTGTTGTTGGCGTTGTATGAGCCGAAGGGTTTTTTGTTGCCTGAGTTGGTTGCGCCTGTTGCTTTGACGCAACGGAATCAGTGGCGTATGTAGGGTGGGGCATTGTTGGTTTGCCCGACCAATTTTTTTTGGTTGCCTTCGGCAAGGGTGGTGTAGTGGGGTTGGGGTGTCGGGCGCGTGTATGTTGGCGAAATGAAATCTGTGGATGTTGTTCGTCTAAAAACTTTGATGCGTTTGCGTTCGGAGGTGTTGAAGTTCAATCCGAATCACGATGAGATCGGTCGCTTCTCTGAAGGTTCAGGTGGCGGCACTGGCGGTGGCAGTGTTTTGGGTGGTAGTGGCGACACGGTGAAGGGTACTTCGGGTCGCGAGATGCTTGTCGGTCGTGTTCACCCTGACGATCTTGCTTTCATGCGTGAGATGGCTAATAAAACAGACAATCCTGAAGCAGACCTTGGTCGCAGGGTTGATCTTTACATTGACGGGCAAGCAAAAAAAGGCATCAATGTCACCTCAAAAGTACATAAAAATGAAAGTTCTTGGGGTCAAAGAATAAATCCGTCTAAACTGCACGAAGATGACAAAATGAGTTTGGCTGAGATAACTGATCCTGTTGAACGGATGCAACGAATTGATAAATTGCTTAATTCTTCGTTTTACAGCAACGCGCACGGTGAATCAACACTTCGTTATCGTCCGCCTCAAAAAAAGAAGCGACTTTGGATTGAGGAAAGCGGTTTGGTTTCTCGTGCCTAGTTTAGAGTTGCGGGCTGGTCGTGAGATTGTTCGGATAAAAACTTTGATGCGTTTGCGTAAAGATTCCCCGACTGTTTCGGCGGTTCATGTGGATTCTGTTATGGGGTCTAAAAAGAAGAAGAAGAAAAAGAAAATCGTTTTTGACGACTTTGACAAGTCTTTGACTCAATGGTTTGAAGAAAAATGGGTTGACATTTCGCGACCTAAAAAGGGTGGCGGGTTTGAACCGTGTGGACGGTCGGACGCGGAGAGTGGCAAATATCCGAAGTGTGTTCCTGCGTCTAAAGCGTCACGGATGACAGCGGAAGAGATCAGTTCGGCTGTTCAAAGGAAGCGTAAGGCTGAGTCAACTCAAACAAGGGAAGATAAGAAGCCGATCAATGTTGCCACAGACACAAAGAAGGCTCAAGGTCCCTGTTGGGATGGCTATAAACAGGAGGGAATGAAAACAGGTAAAAACGGTGAGCAGGTTCCGAATTGTGTGCCGAACAAAAAAAAGAAACGGGCTGCTGTAAAAAAATCTAAGAATGTTCCAACGAATCCTGAGTTGTATGCGCGGGTGAAAGCGGAAGCAAAACAGAAGTTTGATGTTTATCCTTCTGCTTACGCGAACGCTTGGCTTGTCCGCGAGTACAAGAGTCGTGGTGGAAAATACAAGGTGACGAAAGCGGACTCTCCTGCTTGGCAACGATCAGCGGGAAAGAACCCGAAGGGTGGTTTGAACGCGAAGGGTCGCGCTTCGTATAAGCGTGAAACTGGCGGGACTTTGAAACCTCCTGTGAAGGGTGGGGACAATCCTCGGAGGGCATCATTTCTTGCGCGTATGGGCAATATGGCTGGTCCTGAGCGTGATGAGAATGGTGAACCGACACGGTTGTTGTTAAGTTTGCAGGCTTGGGGCGCAAAATCTAAAGCGGATGCCCGCAAGAAGGCAAAAGCGATCTCTGCGCGGAACAAAGTGGAGAAGTTCAACCAAAATCACGATGAGTTTGGTCAGTTTTCTGAAGGGGGTGGACAACTGCATGATTGATGCACGGGCTGTTGTTCGGATAAAAACCGACATGCGTAAGGTTTCGTTTGGGGGCGACAGGTCTGAGGCTGGTCGGTTCGCGGCGAATCAGCGTTGGCAGGGTCATGTGAAAGTTGTTGACACAACCGTTGGAATTGGGTACACTGATGGTATGACAAATGGGATGACAGATCAGGAACGACAATTGCACGAACTGGCTGTAAAAACTGATACCGAGATTGCCCGTCTGCTAGAAATCGGCGCAGGGTTGCGCGGAAAACAAGACCGAATTTTGGACAACATTCTTCGCAATTACAAATATGTCTTGCGTTCAAAAGAAGAAAACGAAAGCGCTTGGTCGTACAGAGATTATGTTGAACGCGAAATGTTTAAGCAAAAAAGGGCTTTGTCGTTTGGTTTGCGTGATCCTGAAACCAACGCGGAAACTGTCGCAAAACTGATCGCCAACTTTCAAGACCAACCTGCATATCCAAACGGTTCACTACCAAATGTAGAGTATTTTATTGAGGACATGAACAAAGGTTTGCAGGAACTTGGCAAAGTTGGTGAAGAAATAAATGCAAACAAGGCGCTGTTAAATCCGCTAAACAAACTTTTTGCCGAAAACGGATGGTCGCGTTTCTTTCTTGTAACAAACACAAATGGTCACATCCACTCTTCAAGGGATTGTTCCACATGCAACGACAAAACCAATTTTGCTTGGATCACAACTTTGAGCGGGTTGAAAGAAAAAGATGCTGTTGAACAAGAAGGCGAAATCCTTTGCACAGTTTGCTATCCAACCGCACCTTCGGAGTACACATCGGGTGAAAGCAAGCCTAAGCGGATTGCGCGTGAGGCTCGTGAAGCGGAGAAGAAGATTCGTGATGAAAAGAAACTTGCCAAACTGCTCACACCAACAGGTGAGGATTTGGTGGTTCGCGGGGACACTTACGAGATGCAGGATCGCCGAACAGGTTTGATGGTTCCACAAACAAAAACGGAGCGCCTGACCACAGTGTTTGGTGGTAAAGAGTTTTTAAAACAATATCACGATTTTGTGAGTGCCGCACAAAAACAAACTGATCCTGATCGCAAAAAATGGTTGACAAATGGAACGGATGGTTTACACACGAAGGCGAACGCCGATTTGGTTGCCGAGTTGGTGGCTCAAAAAACAGGGAAAACGGTTGCCGAGGTTATGGCAAATGCGAAAAAGTTGGCTGATAAAAGCCCAATTTATGCAGGATACGATCGTTTTTAATACTTGACACGGGGGCGTGAATGGGCTACAATTCAGTTATGACTAAGGAGGTCATTATGACAGAGCAAAAATTGATTGAGGCGTTCAAAGAGTTCGCGAGGTATCAGGGGATGTTTGAGCAACCGATTGCTCTCAACCCGTTCCTGCAATTGATCGCGGCGATCGGATTCACCGAGGACATCTACAAACCAAAAACTGAGTTGATGGAGAAATTGATTGAAGCACTCGGTTTTGAATTGGACGATGTTGCTGTTCAGGATGTGTTGGAAGGAAATGTTTACTAACAAGGGAGGAAACATGACAGAGCAAGTAATTTATTTTGAGGTGCTACCTGATTGTTCGCAAGGATGCGGAGCAAAAGCAACCGTGTACGCGGGCGGGCGAGGAGCGGGAGATTGGGCAGGAAAGTATTGCGAGCCTTGCGCGAAAGCGTTGCGCTTTGATGTGTGGGATCGTTACGCAGTGAAACCAACAAAGGAGGAAACAAAGTGAGAAGGTTTTCCACCCGAACCATTAGGCTCAATGACTTCATTGCCGAATACGAAAGTGGTTCATCCGATTCATCGGATTGGCGAAATGCAAAGATCAGAAAAATTAAGAGACTGTCAGAAGGAGTTTCACTTAATTCAACAGTCATGGTTTCCTACATTAAGGGTCGTGTCGGAGACACCCTTTATTCAATTACAGAGTTACCAAACCAAAAGGAGAACAGCAATGTTGCCAAGTGAAATTGTGGATGACATCATCGCGTATGAAAGTGGCGATCTGAACTTTGAAGAGGTTGTGAACCTGTTTCAAAATCTTGTTGACACTGGATTGGCATGGTCGTTGCAGGGCGCTTACGGGCGGATGGCGACAGACCTTCTTGAGGAAGGTTTGATTCAGCCGTTTCCGCGAGTGGAAAAATAATGGTTGACTCAGGGCTACAAAAGGGATATGCTCAACCCAAGGAGGTAGAGATGAAAGCAGAGATAGTCAAATGTGAGTATTGCTATCAGAACGAAGCAATTACTCAAACAGACATGATGGATTTCGTTTGCCAACCATGTTTGATTGGAAAGCCATCAACAGAATTGGAGGGAGAAAAATGACAGTTTTAGCGGGATACCAAAAACGGGAGTACGGTTCCGAGTACGAATCGGTTAAAGGCAAAACCCTAAAAGAGATTGCCAAAATTATGCGCGGGCGCTTGAAAGTGTTTGCGGGTGTTGGTGCAATACCTGAAGATTGGCAGTATTCGGTTCGTGTCAACCATGGCTCGTCAATTGACATCAAGATTGTGATCCCCGATGAACTGAACGCATTGTTGGATCAGTATGAGGAAAGCAAATATGCGGAGTTCGGTTCGGTGTGGTCAACCTTCGCAGTTGAACACGGGTTGGTCGGCGAATATCTGCCGTTGAAAGAAGTTGTGTTGGTACGCAACTTTGTGCAGTCGGTTCACGACAGTTTCAACTACAACAATTCGGATTACCAAACCGATTACTTTGATGTGAACTTTTATGGTGGCGTGAGAGTCATCAGCAAAAAAAATTACGAAGCCTATTACAAATAACCAAGGAGAAAACATGAGTAAGCAGTTGGAAAAACAGATTCAAGAACAACGAGAAAGTTTGTCAGCAACCATTTTGAAACTGAGATCAAAAAATCAGTTATCTCAACAGGCGCTTGCCGACCTCGCGGGCGTGGATCGCAAAACAGTGAACCGTATTGAGTGTGGACATTTCAGTCCGTCTTTGGACACCCTCGTGCGATTGGGTGAGGCGTTCAAGATCACAACAGCAAAGTTGTTGGGCTAATGCAAGAACAAACACGGTTCCAAAAAGCAAAAAGTCGTATTCGGTGGTGGTGGTTTTTTAATGTCACAACACGCCCAAGGAGGGGAACATGAAAGAAACATATTCGTTTATGGTCACGGTCGCTAAACGCGATGACCTTGAGCATCCTGCGACAGCGAAAGATGCTGCGGGATTGGTTGGATACTTGTTGGAGAAGGATGCCTATCTTGATGTGATTGAAGTTCGGGGGGTTGTCAATGCCTACTAATCCGACAGTGGACGATGTTGAGTTCGGCGCGTGTGTTTGTGTTGTTCACATGCCGAACACAACGAACGATCGTTTCTACGGTCCTTTTGCATGCGAATCTGATGCACGGGATTGGGCGCGTTCTCAGAGCGGTCATCCGCGGGTGACGATTGGTGTGATGCCTCTTCGGAGGACGGACATTGACCGAGAATATGACGATTTTTTTAATCCTGAGTTGGATTGGGATTCTAAGGACTTTTGGGAAGTCAAGGTCAGAGATGTACCAAGTGACTGATCCAGCGCGTCCTAGAGGCTCCTGTGGCTGTCTCACGCCTGTTTTGGCGCGTAGGTTGAATCCGCCGATTTGCGGGGATCGCGGGGAAGAGGACGATTGATGATTTGCATTGGGGCGTTTCTTGCCCTACGATGTGGGTGGAGGGACGAGGAGAAGCCTTCCAGTTGGAGGTTCAATGAAAAAAGAGTTCTTCAAGTTGGGTGTGAAAGAGGGTGCAAAAACCCTCACCAAAGCCCAAGTCTTTGAGCAGGTTTTCCTACTCAGCAAAGCAAAGTTCAAGGTTCAGCAACTCGGTTGGGTTGTCAAGCCCGAAACTTACGCTTGGAGGTTGGAAGCGTTGGAAGAACTACTAGTCGCTTAACGGGAAAGGATGGCAATGAAAAAAGTGTTTGTGTTGCTTTTAGGGGTTCTGATGGTCGGGGTAATCCCCGTACAGTTCCCTTACACCGCGGGCAACTTGAAGCCAGTTGCAGTTTTAGCCGAAATCCAACAAGGGAAAGGTGAACAGAAATGACAACATTAGACCGATACGAGAAGAAACTTCTTGAAGCCAAGAAAGGGTTTGAAGAAGTTATTTTGAAATTGCAAGAGGTTCAATATGAAATTGTACGCGAAGATGTGGAATACGCTTATGAGATTGCCCAACAAGTCGTGGAATACAAAGCGTTCAAAGCATTTCAAGCGTTGCGCGAAGCAAAGTTCCTCTTGAAAGAAGCGGAAGAGGAAGCACGAGATGCAAGGGACGAAGAGGGAGCGGTTCTTGCTCAAGCCGAAAAAATCAATGCTCAGGTCACGGCTTTTGGAAAAGGCTTTGATGATGTAACCGATGAGGAGGGTTTCTGATGGAGTTTGTTGATGAGTCAAAAATAGTTGGGTTCTACCCTAAAAACAAAGCGTTGGCTGAGTTCATTGCCGAAGCACAACTCAATCCAAACCGATGGTGTGTTTGGCGAAAAGTTGAGGAGTCACGAAACTCGTATGTGCGGTTTTCAACTTCGCGCAATCAGTTACGAAAACGCAAATCTGAACTTGAGTGGGAGATCGCCCGCGAAACAGAAAACGATGTTGCCATCATCAAACTGGTTGGACGGTTCACACCATCAGAGTTCTGACGATTAACTAACCCCCTGTAATCGTCCGACAGGATGCGCCCTCACCGCTATGGTGGGGGCGTGTCTGAATCTGAGGAAGCATGGTCAGCGTTGAAGAGTGCATCAGTTGCGCTTAACGAAATGTTTGTGACCATGGTTGATTCGGGGTTTACCGAAGATCAAGCGTTGCGTTTGGTGGCTCATCTGATTGAAGGCATGACATTTGAAAAAGAAGATGACTGAACCCCAATAGAGGGCAGATAGACCGCCCTTTACTTTAGAATGGCGACAATGGCACCTCAACCCGACTTTCAAGAAATTGGTTCGTCAGGACTTCAACGAACTTCAGGGTTCGTCATTGATGACTTCATTGCCAATCTTCGTGGCGTTCAAGGCGCTCGCGTATGGCGCGAGATGTCCGACAACGATGCTGTTGTTGGCGCAATGCTTTTCGCCATTGAGCGATTGATTCTCGGTATTGACTGGAAGGTGGAGCCGTACACCAAAAACGACAAAGACAACATCAAAAAAGCGGATCAAAAGAACGCCGATTTTGTTCAAGAGTGCATGGATGACATGTCGGAAACTTGGTCGGCAATGCTGTCACAGGTTCTTTCATTTTTGGTATTTGGCTTTGCATACACCGAGATTGTGTACAAGAAACGCAAAACAAGCGACACGAAAGACCCTACGCGCCGTTCAAAGTTTTCGGACGGGAAGATCGGTTGGCGTAAAATTGCTTTGCGTTCGCAGGAAACTTTGTGGGATTGGCAGTTTGACGAGAACGGTTCCATCACGGGCATGCGTCAATCTGACCCTTCGGTTCCCAAAGGTGTTGTCTTTATTCCGATTGAGAAAGCGTTGCTGTTTCGCACGGTAACTGCGCGTAACAACCCTGAAGGTCGCTCAATTTTGCGTAACGCTTACCGCCCGTGGTTCTTCAAAAAGACGATTGAGGAAATTGAGGCTGTCGGTATTGAGCGTGACTTGGCAGGTTTGCCTGTCGCGTATGTGCCACCATCAATGCTTTCCTCCAACGCCACTACAGCCGAAGTTTCGGCTCGTAACGCTATGCAGGATTTGATTCGCGGCATCAAGCGAAACGAAAATGAAGGCATCTTGTTCCCACTTGCTTATGACGAGCAGGGTCGCGAACTGTACAAGTTGACTTTGCTTTCATCGGGTGGTACCCGCAACTTCAACACTGACGCAATCATTGCCCGTTACGACCAACGGATCGCCATGGTCGTTTTGGCTGACTTCATCTTGTTAGGACATGAGAAGGTCGGATCGTTCGCGTTGGGCGCTTCAAAGATTGACCTGTTTACTTCAGCGATTCAACAAATTGCCGATTCCATTGCAGATGTGTTTAATACTCATGCGATTCCTCGTTTGTTCAAATTGAACGGTATGGACGCGACAACTTGCCCAAAGATTAAAGCAGGCGAAATCACGCATGTTGACTTGGGCGTTCTCGGCGACTTCATCTCCAAGATGGCTGCAGCGGGCGCGATGGCTCCCGACATTGACATGGATAACTATCTACGCGGTTTGGCTAACTTGCCGAAACGAAGCGAAGAAGCGGGTGTTCCACCAATGGGTATGGGACAGATGCCTCCTACTGGCACTCCTGCACCTGCGGGCGCTCCTGCACCTGAACAACCTGCTCCTGCGCCGAACCTCTTTGAGTCAATCGGCGGCAAAACTAATGCGAAACCGTAATCATGCCGTTTGTCTCGCGCACGAGTTCGCCGAAGCATGTTCATTCAGGCGCTTCTGACCACGATTTTGAACTTGAGGATTTAGAAAAAGCAAGCGGTGAGATCACTGATCCTGCGTTACTTGCGGACATTACTGCTTTGCAAGATTTGTATCAGTCGGCGATCACAGGAATG